CGTTTGCACAAATGCAACATGTTTGTGGAAGAGAAATTACAGGATTGTTGCAGAAGAATGAATATTATTCAAATTATTGGAACAGAAAAGGAGTAGAAATTGTTGATTCAATGAGAGCACCGTTAACTTTTAGAAGTGAGCATTTAAAACTTAATATAGTAGACACATATTGTACGGAAGATTGGTATAGATATTGCACTACAGGAATTATAGTCAATATACATGGTATGGAAACAATGCACTGGGCAGGTTCAGACTTCGATATGGATATTTTGGCTACCACATCAGATATTACAGTTATCAAAGGCGTTTATTCTGATGAATTGCCAGTTGTCTATGATGCACCAAAACCTAAACCAATAGAATTAACGCCAGAGGCTTTATTCACAGCAGATTTATTTGCTTTTGGATCTATTATAGGTTCAATTACCAATAAAAGCACAAGTGCGTATGCTTTATTGCCTTTATTTAAAATGGATAAAGAAGAATACAAACAAACAATGAATAGAATTAAAATGTGTACTAAACTTCAATCTGCACAGATTGATAAGGCGAAAATAGGAAAGGAAGTTAAGGGAATACCTAGAAAATGGGTAGAAAGACAGGTGATATATAGAGAAGATACTGAAGATATTAAAAAAGACTCTATTGAAATTATTGAAAAAAAAGAAATACTTAATAATATGCTCCTAGATAGACATCCATATTTCTTTAAATATCTTTACAAAGATACTAAAAGAAAATATATGAAACATATTAATGGTTACGATTTGTCTAGTAAGCAAAAATTTGGAATGTCTTTGAATAATTTAATTAATAAACAAAGAAAAAAACCAGAAGAAGAAAAATTGCTTAATGCTTATTATCAATATATGCCAGTGATTGATAGCGATTGTGTAATGAATTTATTGTGTAAACATATCGAAGGGATTGACTTTAATCTTAAAGAAAAATTAAAAGTAGAAAATGATTTAGATTTTTACAAACAATATCTAAGAAAAGGACAAATAGATAATAGAGATATATATGATAAAGTTTTAAATGGATATAATGAATTTAGAACTGAGATTAAAGACCTTGGTAATATGGGTATAAGTAGTAAATCTAATGATGATAAACATGATGACGGTTTAGAAGCACAAACCAAAGGAATATATGAAGGGTTTAAAAAGAAAATGGTTGAAATATGTCCCAATGTTTATGAATTAGTAAATTACTTAGTGGAAATATTTTATGTTAAATATCCAAAATTCAACAAAGATTTTTTATGGAATATTTATGGAAAATATTTGTTTTCAAATGTTAAATTACATAATAAGATTAGCAAAAGACAAGTATTATTCCCTATGCCAGATAAAAATGGAGAAATTGAGTATTTAAATAAGAAATTTAAATTACAAGAGGTGAAAATATGATTCAGTTTAGATATAATGAAAAGAAATACGCAGAGGAGATATTAAAAAAAGGGTTTTTAACTCAATATCACAGATATGAATTAAAAATATTAGTTAAATACTATAAAGAAGTGTTAGAAGAGAAAGCAAGTGAAAGAAAAAAATTAGTTTATGAGTTTTGCGAAAATAATATAGTGAAATTCAATAGAGTAAAATACTTCAAATTAATTAATTCAGCTTTAGCGTATGGCAGTAAGAGAATAAATAAATTAATTTTAATAGAAAGCGTCCCAATTACAAAAAACGAGATTAAATATATTAATGGATTAAAACTTGATAGTATACATAAAAAAATATTGTTTACTTTTATTGTTAAAAATAAATTAAATAAAGAAATGTCTAAGCAGATATACGGCAAGGTTTCTGATTATAATATATTTGGTGGAAAAACAGAGTCATACAAAGAAGTATTTGAAATGTCTAGATTGTCTGGAGAATATGATATTAACAAATTAGTAAATGGTTTGTCAAATTTAGGTTATGTTGATGTGAGGACTAGGGGTAAGATTAATTTATCTTTTATAGATGATATTGTGGTTAATAAAGATGAAAAAGGAAATAAAATTGACAATATTGTTTTTGAGATAACTAATTTTGATAATGTTGGATATTATTTTGATTGGTATAATGGTGATGAAAAATATGTGAAATGTGAGAACGAAGGTTGCGGAGAAGTTATTAAGAAGGTAAATAATCGTCAAAAGTATTGTAAAAGTTGTTGGGAAGAAATAAATAGAGATCAAATAAGATTAAGAGTGAAAAAACATAGAGATTGTAACGGTTTAGAAAAACCCTGTAACCCTACTCCTATAAGTGTTTTATAAAAAATTAAAACAATGCTTGTAATGATAGGGTATAGTAATATAATCCCTATCTTATAAGCGTTTGGTCGATACGCTTATGAAATATAATATCAAAAACAATAAAACAAACTCCAAATCAAAAGGAGCATCAAAATAAAAACATTGGAAATAATCAGTAAACAAGATATGCAATATCTTATCAGCAGAGGAGTCTTAAAACGGTCTAAGGGGAATTATGGGGATGGACTGATAGTCACAGGTACATATGGTAACGCAAGGGGTAAAACTCGTTTTACTACAGATCCATTATATAATTACCTTACTAGATTAAAGCAAACTGATAAGGATAAACAGAATATCAATGATGTAAAAGAAAATCAGAAGTATCTATTCAGTAGTAACAGTAGCAATAGTGAACGTGTCTCATGATACCAAGTAGTAAAATAAATAGTAAAGGATTGGTTTATATTGCCCGATAAACCATGTCAATCACCTTACATTGATTCAAATGTATTAATGGATCATCCTAAAAAAGTTTTTGAAGATTTTTCAGATTCAGGGATACAATTATCAGGATTTGTTCTTGGTGAATTAGACAATTTGAAGAAAAATGGAAAATCAGAAGAGGTAAAATTTCAGGCACGTAGAGCGACAAGATATATAAACGCTAATCGAGACAAAATTACATATATCATTGATGAAACAGATTATAATAATCTTCCTTCATGTTTTGATAAAGAAATTATGGATAATAAAATCATTTCACTCCTGAAGGTTTTGTACGAAAAAGATAATAATACAATCGCTTATAGTAATGACATGTTATTTAGAGCAAAATGTGATTCTCTTAATATTACTTGTAAACAATATGAACCTACAGATTATGACGATGAAAAATATACTGGTTACACAATCTTAGATATGTCAGAGTATGAATTGGCTAATTGGTATGAATCAGAAACCAAAGCAAATCTATGGAATCTAAATATCAATGAATACCTATTACTCAAAGTTAACAATTCAATTGTTGATAAGCAAAGATGGACACAACAAGGATTTAAAAGCATTGTGAAAAAAGACTTTAAAAGCATGATGTTTGGAAATCTAAAACCAAAAGATATATTCCAAGAACTATGTATTGATAGTTTGCATAATAATCAATTTACTGCTATTACAGGAAAACCAGGAAGTGGAAAAAGTCTTTGTAGTTTAATGTATATTATGTGGGCATTACAATATCAAAAATATGACACTTGTGTAGTAATGTATAATCCAACAAAAGTGCGTGGAGCAGTTGATATGGGATTTTATAGTGGTGATTCCGTTCAGAAGGGTATGCAAAATTTTATCGGTAATATGCTTATCACTAAATTTGGCGATAAAGGCATTGTAGATAATTTAATTACACAAGATAAAATTAGATTAATACCTATGGCAGATAGTCGTGGAATGGAAATAACTGATAATCAAATTCTATATATAACTGAAGCACAGAACACTACACCAGATTTAATGAAACTTGCTTTATCAAGATGTAGTAAGGATGCAAAGATAATAATTGAAGGTGATCCATATCAGCAAGTAGACAAAGTTGAATATGTGGGTAAAAATAATGGACTATTAAAAGCAATAGAAGTATTCAAAAATGAAGATATGTTTGGTTGTGTACATCTTCCTAATGTTTGGAGAAGTAGGATGGCTGATATATCTGATAAGATGTAAATAAATAATAAATTATATTATGTTATTTTTAGGGATATATCATGTCGTGAGACACATCTCTATCCCTTCTTTTTATTAAATTAAAGGAGGATAGTATGACGAGAAAAATAATTTCAGAAGATGACGTAGTTAATATTATTACCAATTATAAAAAAGGCGATTCTTTAAATACAGTTGGTAAAATGATTCATGTTCGTAGTGATGTAATAAGAGATATATTGGTAAATAACGGTATATCTATTCGAGGAAGTGGAGAACAAACAAATAAATATAATTATATAACAAATAAAAAATATACTTTCAATGAAGACTTCTTTGAGATAATTGATAATGAATTGAAAGCATATTGGTTAGGATTCATATTTGCAGATGGAAATGTGTATATTCCAAAATATAAAGAAGGAAAGACAAAAGGTGGAAGAGTAGACATTGCTCTAAAAGCAGAAGATGATTATCATTTAGGCAACTTCGGAAATGATATTAATGGAACTATGGATGTCATATACAGAGATATGAAAATAGGAGACAAAATACATCCATCTTGTAGAATTACAGCCAATAGCATTAAAATGGCAAAAGACTTAATAAGTCATGGGTGTACTCCTAAAAAGAGTCTAACGTTGGAATTCCCTAGTCATTTACCAAAAGAATTACTCCCACACTTTATTAGGGGTTACATAGATGGAGATGGATGTGTATTTTTTAAGGTTTATGAAAAAACTGATACTTTTCATTTATCTATGTTGGGTACAGTAAATTTTTTAACAGGAGTTAGAAATGTTTTAATAGAAAATGGAATAAAATGTGCAGATATTAAACCACAAAAATCTCAAGCATTTTCATTTTATGTTTTTGGCCAAGATAATCTAGTTAAATTATACAATTATCTTTATAAATATGCCAGTAGATTCTTAGGAAGAAAAATTGATAAATATCGACAAGCAATGTTGTATTTTGATAAAGAATTTAATATAAGTCCTGCTGCTAAACTATTTTGTTTAATGGATGACGAGTTGGAAGAATTAAAATTCGAAAAATGGTATAAGAAAACAGACATTTATAAACAAGTACAAGAATTTAGACAAACAGATTTATATAAGCAAATACAACAATAGCGACAATAATCAATCATACTCCCTCAGACTGTTTTTCTGTACGGAGTCAAGGTATAGAGTGTTTTTCTATCACCTCTTTAATATTAATTCAAGGAGGGAAGTCATTATATTAATGAAGTTTGGTTAGTGAAAAACAATCAATTCATTGAAAACAGGTCTTTGTGCTTAATAAAAAAGTACAATGCACCAATATTAGACACATAATCTAATACTCACGAGGTATTGGATTAAAAATATTAACAACAAAATAAAATAAAAGGGGATATATAAAAACATGAACAAACAAGAATTAATTAACGCAATTTCTTTGGCAACAAATCAATCCAAGAAAGACACCGAGGCATTTCTAACAGCATTTACATCCACTGTCATTACAGAAGTAGCAAAAGGCTCGAAAGTACAGCTCGTAGGTTTTGGTAACTGGGAGAAACAAGCTACCAAAGGTAAAGAGGGTACAATTCAATTTGGTGATCGTAAGGGGCAGAAATGGGTGTCTGAGGACTCTTTCCGTATTAGTTTCAGTGCAGGTAAGGTATTTAAGGATGCTGTAAAAGCGTAGTATTATAATATAACAATTTTGTGCCGCACAGTAAGTCCTTATGTTTAAAAGATATCTTTAAATATAAGGCAAAGCGATACATTACAATATTTGAGCGTAAGGCAAATTCTTTAATACAAATGATATACTCATAATATTAAAATAAATATAAAAGGTGGAATTAACCAACAATGGCAAAATCAAAACTCACTGAAACAAAGAAAATTACACATAAACTTGCATCTGAGGGTGAATTAACAATTGATGGGAATATTGCAGTAATAGCGATTCCAGACGAAGGCGTTAAAAATTTGATTGAGTTACTTAAAAATTTCTCAGGAAAATATGTTAAATTTTCTTTTACAGAAGAGGAAGTTGAGGATGTAATTGAAGAGGATGAGATAGAAGATTCAGATGGTGAGTAATTTATTTAATGAACATGAATGGAGTTGATTATTATGTTTTATGAAGACGAAAGAGGTAAATCTCTTGAATCTAGTAGAGGATAGTCATTGATGTGCCCTAATAAGAAAAAACATAATAAGCATAGTTTTTGCTAGGCGAAATTTTAATATTAATTTTAATTAATATTATCAAGACGCTAAAGATTTTTATATGCTTATAATTAGATTATTAATAATTTTTATAAAGGAATTGTAGAAGATTTATCTTCCTCGAATTATAACTAATTCGGTTTCAAGTGCAATTTCTTCATAATAATAAATAATGGGATAGGGCAGTTGAAAGATGTAAGTCCAGACACATCAAATTGAATTGAGTTAATAACTCTAACAAAGAAGAAAACTAATAAATACAAATTGAAAGAAGGAAACAATAAATATGTCTAATTCACAAAACACTAATCCATCAATTTCGCTAAAAGAATCATTCAGAGTCCTTTCTTGTATTGATAAAACTATTTCATCTCTTACTTCATATCTTTCTAATAAAAATAATTCTATTTCCATTCTTGAAAAACATTTTAAAGAGAAGTCAAATCCAGAGGCTAAAGATGAAGAGATTGATACCACAACAATTAGAGAATATGCAGACGCTTCAACAATTGACATCATTAGTCTTATGCAGTCATTGATTGCAGAAAAGACTAAATTGGAAATTTCAGTAGAAATAGCCAAAAGGAATATAGTAATTGAGACTAAGTATAATAACAATCTTAGTTTAGATTCGGCTATATCAAACGCAAAACAATCTAGGAATTTAGCAGGGGTATTGAATAGTCTGCTAAATATAAAGACCGATGAACAGAAGACTCAAAAAAACGGGTTTAAATTTAATCTAGAGGGAAATGAGACGACATACAGATATGATGTAATTGTTATTAAAGAAATTAATTTTGATAAAAATATCGTGAGTAATAATTATAAGCAACTACTTGAAAATGCAGATAAACTTAGTGTTGCTATAGAAAAAAATATGATGGAGGAAATTGTTGAATATGAATTCCCATATAGCATTCATGACTCAACTTCTGATATTGTGGGTAAGTATCTATCTAGTCTCTAATCCAACAATTAACAATGACAATTAATAAGAGAATATGCCTAACCACATATTCTCTTATTAAACAACTAGCCAAAAGCAAAGCAAGATATAGACTATTTATTTGTAACACATCTGGATTAATTTCAGATGTAAATTCAAATTAAATAATGCAAGATTATGTAACTTTACATAAATCTTATACATTTGAAACTGGAAACATGAAAACAAGCAGATTTTACTTAACAGTAAAGATAAGTCGCTAATCATTTCACAAAACATAAATTCATTATTCACAAATTCGATATGACATTAGTACACCAATACAAAAATACGTAAATCACTTCGCTAATCACGCCATTCTTTAGAATTAAATTCTAAAAACAAGAACAAATATTAGAAATAATATAGTATTTTTGAAATGCTCTCTTAGAAATAAGAGAATGATTTTAATAATAAATTGGTATGGATAATATAATTAATAAATATTTTAAATGGTCTTGTCTTGTAATGCTTTTGGTTAGATATAATTTCAAAAATATCTTTCACGAGTGGGAAGATTTTAAATTACTGATTCAAAAAGTGGGAGGCACGAGTGGCCTCTCCAATATTAATAAACTAAATAAGTTTAGCAGTAATAACTTATATAAAAACTGTGCTTTAATATTGTTTCATATTGCTCAGAAAAACTAATGTAGGATAAGTTTTGCTCATAACGCAATCGAATAGATTAATTTCTGTTTGATGGCGTGCTATTTTTATAGTCCTACCATCTAATGTGGAAGAAGTTTCATAAACTGTCTTCATATAATTACCAGGCGTAAGGCCGATTGGGATATCTAAATTCATATTAGGTATCCCTTAATAATTTAATATTCTCTTATTTTATAAGGAGGATTAAAAATGTATGAATTATGAATTAACTTATGATATAGAAAACGCAGATACAACTTGCCCAAGTCTTACTTGTGGTAAAAATAGGTTTTATTTAAAATTTTATTGTGGTAAGACGATATTATATTGTCAAGATTGTTCGTTTTGGGAAGAAATATAAAATCACAAGGTCGATAATGATTAATTTAAAATGAAAATAAATATAGATTGAGGTTATTAATGTCTAAAGATAAAAATGAACTTTACATTATAGGCGTAGACTTCAAAAATAATAGAGATAAATATAAAAGTATTTTTAATACTAAAACACCTTCATGGAATGATTTAAATAAACATCATGATTATCCTTTTAAGACAGGTGAACATTTTAGACAGTTTATCAAAAAGAGACAGGATCGCGATGGGACATTAAAGAAATTGAATACAATTGTGGATAATGTTAAAGATACAATTGTTGATAAGAAAATTTCTGATTTAGACTTAAAGGAAATAGAATTAAAGAAGGAAAGAGTCAAACTTCAAGATTTAAGAACTTCTATAAATAAAGATATACGCAATTTAGCAAGAAAAGAATCTTTAAATGACTTGATTAAAGAGTCAGTTAAAGATTTAAAACCATTGGTATTTATTAAGCCAGAACATTTACATAGTGAAGATAATGAAATGGTAATTCAGATTTCAGATCCACATTTCGGCTTAACTGTAGACAATGAATTTGAGAAATATAATGAAACTGTCTTTCTTGAAAGATTAGCAAATTATACTTTACAAATCTTAGAAATTCAGAAGAAGGAAAAGACTAATAAATGTCATTTATGTTTCTCAGGCGATGCCCTAAGTGGAATCATTCATGAAACAATTGTAAGGAATAATCAATATGGAATAGTAGAACAAACTAAAAGATTTTCAGAATATATGTCTAAGTTTATTGAGAAATTGAGTAATCATTTTGAAGATATTGTTGTGCATTTTGTAACTGGAAATCATAGTAGGAATAATGAATTTAAAGATAAATCAGAGAACAAGGATAGATATGAGAACTTTGTATTAGAATTCATGGAATTAAGAACTGCAAATTTAAAGAATGTTAAGTTTGAGAAATCTATATTAGATAATACGATTGCAGAGTTTTATATTAAAGATAATTATTGTTGTTTGTACCATGGAGATTACGGAAATACAAAGAATGCTCCTAGTCAAATGTTAGGATTATTAGATAAGAAACCTAAGATGATATTCTTAGGCCATAAGCATGTCTTTGAGATTTTAACTGTAGACAGATGCAAGGTGATTACTAGTGGTGTATGGGTAACGCACGATGAGTATTGTACTAATCATCGCTATGTAGGAGAAACTAGTCAGACAATCACGATTGTTGGTGACAAGGGTTTTATATTGGCATATGATTGTAATTTAAAGTAATAACAACGAAAGGTTAAATGGTAAATCAAAATGGCATTTGAGAAGATACTGTTCGAAAAGATTATTGATAATGGTCAATTAGATTATAAAATTAACAATAAATTTGTAACTGAAGAAATATACAATGCAATATTGAATGATGAAACCATGTATATTCTACCTCCATTACCTAAAATGAATGGAAGTCCTGAAAATAGTAATCCTCCCAAACCTAGTAATGTCACTAATATCAATAAATATAATTCTAACGATTCCGAATATGAGTCTAATGAAGAATGCGATTGCCCTCAATGTCAAGAATTGTTAGATATAATTTATACCATTAGAGAAATGGATGATTATGAAGCAAAGGAATTATTAACTAATTACATAGACGCAATAAAAACAAAGACTGGTTTAGAAACATCTACTGAAATATATAGTCAACTTGGAAATAGTATGATTAAAGTTTCTGCTCAGTTGGATGTGCAATTGGATAATTTTATGAGTCAATTTGATGTAATTGAAGAAGAATAATTAGGGTTTAGGATTTATTACAAAAATAAAACAATAAAGGCAGGAATAAAAATATATGCGTGTATTTTCAACTCAATCTATGTGGGATATTAAAGAAGGTAAGTGGTATGAAGTATTTTCAGTTGATGGAGAATCTTGTTCTGGAGAAGAATATTTCAGGGAACTTGAAGTAGAGCAATGTTTGGAAGATGATTATGAAGTAGAAGATATGGATGAAATTGAGGAAACTTCTTATTGTATGTGTTGTGAATGTAAGGATAATGAAGATTGTCCAGATTTTGAATGTACATGTTGTGATGATAATTGTGAAGTTGAAAATGGTAATACAGATGGATATTTAGAATTCCCTTGTCAGTGCGATGATTGCTGTGAATCTCGTGGAGAATTTGATGAAGATGAATGTTTTTGTCAAGAATGCAATCAAGAAAGAGAAGAAGATTTAATTGATCAATGTGTTGAAGTTATCCTTAATGGTTGTACTGATTGTGCAATAAAAAGTGTGGTTAATACATTGCTTGTTTTTAAAAAACTTGGAAAACTTGAAATGAAACAAGAGATAAAAGATTTCTTAGAGGATTAGATAATATAGCTCTATAACTATATAGGTTATATTATTGATTTATAACTTGTGGAGTTATAAATATAAAATAAAATCTAAGTTTTATTTTGTAATAATTTAAACTAAATATTTTGCTATAGATAGTGCTCCTAGCTTTCGTTAGGAGTATTTTTGTGTAACAAAATAAGTTATGCAAATTTATGTTTGAAAGGAAGTGATTTAAAAATGACAGAACAAAATAAACAAGAAAATAAGGATGAAGAAAGATATGTATTTATCTATAATCCAGAGCAAGCATCATTCTATATGGAAAATGGGGTTATGGCAAAATCCACAGGGATTCATCCTAAAACAAAAAGAGTCTGGTTTAAATTTGGGTTTAACGATAGCTCAGATGTGTACAGTCAGTGGTGTGTTAGAAATAGATGATTATTTATGATTGACAAAATAAAAATGAAAGAAGGAATTTAGAGTGGAAAATAATTTAATAACAGTAAACTATAATGGAGAAAATCAAACAGTTTTAGGAAGAGAATTACATGAATTTTTAGAGGTTGGAACTCAGTATACAAAGTGGTTTGATAGAATGTGTGAATATGGATTTACTGAAATTACTGATTATATAGCTATTAGTCAAAAAAGACTAACAGCCCAGGGCAATGAAACTACCTATAATAATCATCAAATGACAGTTGAAATGGCAAAAGAAATTTCTATGATTCAAAGAAGTGATAAAAGGCAAATTAGCTAGGCAATATTTTATAGAATTAGAAAAGAAATGGAACTCTCCTGAAGCAGTAATGGCTAGGGCTTTAAATATGGCAAATAAAACAATAGAGAATCTTAAATCTCATACATATTTGCTCGAAGCTAAAATAGAAGAACAGAAACCATTAGTAGAAATGGCAGACAGACTATTCATTTGTGATGGACAAAAGAATATTGGAGAAGTTGCAAAACTATTTAATGAAAAAATAAGAAAAGGTAAATCAATTGGTCGTGATAGATTATTTGAGATTCTTCGCGACGAACATGTTCTTATGACATATGGAGCAGAAAAGAATAATCCTCAACAAAAATATATAGATAATGGTTGTATGGTTTTAAAAACTAGTACATTTGATAATGGGTATGGTAAAACAAAATTATCTTCTACTACTAAAGTAACTCCAAAAGGGATAAATTGGTTATGGAATTTCTTGATTAAAAAGGGATATATAATGATTGATGATGTTTTAGTTGGTGTGGATGAGGAATAGATTTAATGTTTTATGTTTATATAAATAATATTTTTTAAGTTATAAAACGCTTGAGCAATCAGGCGTTTTGTGTGTGGATGGGAATAAATTGGATAGATATAGATAAAGTTTTGTGGGTAAGTCGATAATCCAAGCAGAAATGTTTGGATTATTTGTTATTCACAGGAATATGTGGATTGGAAGATAGGTTTTTAGGGCTTGATCACCCTGACTCTGCACCCTATCTTCTATTTACTTTTTAGTGGTTAGTGCAGAGGGAAATATAATTTGCAGAAAGAAGGGTTAGAAAGATGTTAATTAGTACAGAAGTAGAAGTAGGGTTAAATGGTAAATCAGTAAAATATTATGAGAATTTGGGATACAAAATTCCAAAAGAATTAGATAATAGAGGTAGATTACGTATTATCCAAGGATCAAAAATTACAGTAAAGATATGCGACTTACAGGAGAATAGTAACGCAAAAGTAAACGTGTCTTGCGATTATTGTCACGAAGATGGTATAGAAACTATAATTTCAAAACCATATAGTGAGTATAATAAAACTAGAAGAACACAACCAATAGCAAAAGATGCTTGTGGAAAATGTAAACATAAAAAACAAGAGGAAATATGTTTTATTAAAAATGGAGTAAAATATAGTCCACAAATTGCCGGAGTTGGAAATAAAATTTCAATAACAAATTCTAAATATAATATTGATGAAATTGACGAAGAGTTTAAAGAAAGAAATTTAGTATTATTAAGCAAAACATATGAAAATACAAAATCATATATGGATTTTATTTGCAACAAGCATCAAGACAAAGGAGTTCAATCAATATTATATGCTAATTTTAAATATAAGAATCAAGATTGTAAATATTGTGCTTGGGACAAATTAAGTGAGTCAAGAAGGAAAGATTTTAATGAAGTCGAAAATTTATTTAAAATAAAGAATACAATTTTATTGTCAAACGAAGAGGATTATATAAATAATCATTCTGAATTAAAATATGAGTGTCCGATACATAAAGGGATAATTCAAACTGCAACTTATAGTGGAATGTCTAACTCATTAGGTTGTACATTATGTAGTAATGATAGATTAAGTGGAGAAAATAATTATAATTGGAAGGGTGGTTTCTCTGAAATAAATTCAATTTTAAGAGATTCTATTACAGAATGGAAGAAAGAATCGATGATAGCATCAAATTACAAATGTGTTGTAACTAATAAACGATTTGATGTAATTCATCATTTATATGGATTTGATAAAATATTTAATGAGATATTTGATAACTTAAATATTGAAAAAAGAAGATTTATTAATGAATATGAAGATTCTGAGTTAATATTGATTAAAAATGAATGTGCCAGATTACATAAGATTCATGGCGTTGGAGTGTGTTTGACTGGTGATATTCATGCACTTTTCCACAAAGTTTACGGGTATGGTGAGAATAATGTAGAACAGTTTAATGAATTTAAGGAAGATTATATTAATGGTAAATATAAAGATTTAGAAGAAGTTGGTTAAATACTTCTTCTTTATTTAATTAAAAAGAGGTGAGACCTATTCCTAGAGTTGGAAAAACAGTAAAACCGCATATTCCAAAAAAAGAGTTAAGTTTAACTTGTGCTGCTTGTACAAACTTAAAAAATGAAAGAGATTATTATGTTAGTTACAATAAAATCCATTCTTCTGGACGTATACCCTATTGTAAATCATGTCTAAAAAAGATGATAAGTGATGATAACGGAAATGTAACTTTAGATAAATTACAGTCAACGTTGCAATTGATTGATAGACCATTTATTTTTGATCTTTACAAAATATCACTAGAAGATAAGTCAGATACTTTTGGTGCGTACATGAAAAACTTATGCTTAAAGCAAAACAGGGAATTAACATGGAAAGATTCTGTTTTTAGGCCACAATTAAATAGTGAGTTAAATTATGATAATTCATTAGACCAGCAGAATATAAGTAATAATATTTCGTCAAAACAACCTAACTTTATTCTTACAGATGAAATAATTGAAAAATGGGGATTTGGATACCAATCAGATGAATATAATTATTTTGAAAAGAAGTGGAATAAGCTTATAGATAATTATGGCGAAAAAACTTCTTTTCATATAGAAGGATTAATAACGTATATTCGTTTTAGAGTTAAAGAAGAACTTGCTACTGCCAGAGGAGATGTAAAAGAGGCAAAAGAATGGGCTTCTTTGGCAAAGGACTCTGCCACAGCAGCAAAAATCAATGTTTCTCAATTATCTAAATCTGACATTAGTGGTGGAGTAGAATTATTACCACAATTATTTGAAGCAGTTGAGGCAAAAGTCGGTATAATTTCAATTTTACCAAAATTAAAAGAACAACCAATGGATGATGCAGATTTAATTATTTGGTGTATTGTAAATTATAACAGAAGGTTAGAAGATAAATCTAGGATTGAATATAGAGAGATATGGACTTTTTATGATGAAATGCTTAATGAATTTTTTAACAATCAAGGTTTTACAGAAGACCAAATAAAGAATGAGAAAAATAAAAGAAATGGTATTTTTAGAGATTTAGGAAAGGTTTATAAAGAACCCATCTACGAAGAAGGCGAATGATATGGCAGGATATAATAACTTTGAAAACAAAAATAAAAAAAATGAACATGATAGATATGATATATATGAATCAGCATTTGAATCACCTATAAAAGAATCTGAATACAATTCAACCATAGTTTCAAAAAACATACAAGAATTTTCAGAATTGTGTTCATATCTGCGTTGGATGCCAGATATATTTTGGGACTTATACAAGCCTGAGAGTGGTGGTATGAATTTTGATTTACATCAGAGGGTTATGCTTAGATTATTATCCCGATTCCCTGAAAATTACTTTTGTGCACCTAGAGGAATTTCCAAATGCGTATCTGGTGATACGATTATATTTACTGAAAATGGTTTGGAAGAAATTGGATTATATTTTAATTATGATAAAAGTAATGAGGAATTTGAACAAATTCACAACATAAAAATGAAGAATAAATATGGAGATATGGAAAATTCTATTGCTGGTGTTTCAAGTGGATTAAGAAAAACAAAAATAATAAATACACAAGAAGGATATTATATTGAGAGTACAGAAAACCATCCATTATTAGTGATGTGTGAAAATGGAACTTTGAAATATAAAAATTCAGAGGACATTAAAATTGGCGATTTTTTGGCTATTTCAAGAAATAATGATGTATGGGGCAAAAATACAAAAATTAATTTCAATACTGAAAATTATTTTAATTCTCTTAACAAATATTCTTCATGGCAAATTAAAAGAAATATGCCAATAATACCAACAGAATTAACTGAAAAATTAGCTTTGATAATAGGATATTTATTAGGAGATGGTAGTTTAACAAGAGATAATTCTATTTGGTTTACAAATGAAGATGAAGATATTTTAAATAATTTTAGGGATTACTTTGAAAAAGAATTGAATATGAAAGTCAAACAAAAAGATAAAATAAATTATTATATTTGTGGAAAAGGAGTTAGAGAAATATTTAATCATATGGGGTTAAAACAATCTAATGCTTTTACAAAAGAAATTCCACAATTAATAATGTCCGCACCTAAAAATATAGTTGTAAAAACGCTACAAGGATTATTTGATACTGATGGATGTGTAGTTGCAGGTAAGGTTCAACTTTGCACAGCTTCAGAAAAAATGGGAAAACAAGTTCAAATGCTTTTACTAAATTTGGGTATAATATCGAGAAGAGATAAACAATATGATAAAAAATTTAAAACATATCATTATATTATTACTATATCATCATTAAATGCTGATATATTTCTTCGAGAAATAGGGTTTAGTTGTAGAAGAAAGCAAAGTAAATTAATTTCAAGTTGCGAAGTTAAAAGGAACCCTAATAAAGACATAATCCCTCATCAAATCAACAATATAAATAAAATTTATCCACGAGGATATACTAGGGATAAATTTTATCATGTATTAAAGGGCAACAACCAACTTACATATGAAAAATTAAATCTATTATTGAGTGCAGAAGAAAGCTTTACAAATAAAGAATGTGCTGAATGGAATGAACTATTAAAATTATTGCAGTTAAATTATTTTTATTCTGAGGTTACAAATATAGAGAATAGTGAGAATTATGTATATGATGTTCACATGCCAGAAACAAATTCTTTTGTAAGCAATGGTTTGATTAGTCATAACACTCAGATTCATATTATGTCTCAATATCATACGGCTTGTTGTTTCCCAAATATCACCTTATCAATTACTGCGTCCACCAAAGAATCTGCGGTTAAGATTTGGAAAGATAAGCATGATGAACTATTAAGATTCTATCCTGATTTTGCACCGAATATAAGATCGGCTAATTTTTCTAAAGATAGTGGAAGAGTAGAGTTTGTAAACGGTGCAGTAGTAGACAATCTTGCAAATAGCCAACAAAGCAAAGGTTTGAGACGTAGGAGAGGCGGTCTGGAAGAATCTGCATTAATTGACAAAGATACCTATGATGATTGTATTGAGCCAATTTTTAATATGGCAAGGACAACAATGACTGGAGATATAGATCCCGAAGAGTTAAATGGTGCAATAAATAGATATTCTACATCTGGATATAAAAATTCAGATGAGTTTTCTAAAATATTAACTATGTCAAGAGATATGAATGATTTAAAAGGAACTTTTGTATTCGGTTCAGATTGGTTTATCCCTGTTCATTTTGGTAGACAAAAAAAATCGGTAATTGATAAAGCAAGAAAAAGTAATATTATTCGATTTAAACAGAATTATTTATGTGACTGGGTAGGAGTAAGTGATGGGGCATTAATTAATATCAGTAAATTGATTAAAGCAAGAGTTGTTTCTCCTCCTGAAATGGAATGTCCGAGAGATAAAAAAGGAAATTTAGATATATGCGAATATGTAATTGGAGTAGACGTTGCAAGAAGTGCATCTGAAAGTAATAATAAAACTTCTATAGTAGTTTTAAAAATTATTAGAAATGAAAGTGGTTCTATTAGGCAAATTCAATTACACAACATAATAAATCCACCGAATGGATTGAATTATGAAGAACAGTCTGTAATAGTCAAAAGAATATTTTATAAATATGGTGGCAACTTAGATTTAACAAAATCAAGAGTAAAAGCTGTAATAATCGACGGGAACACCATTGGACAGGGTTTAGTTGAAAAATTGCTTGAAGATGTTACAGACTTTGAAACAAATAAAGAATATGGTGCATGGGCAACTATAAATACAGAAGATAAATCTAAAACTTCTAATGCACCAAAGATGCTTTATGTTTTAAAGGCACAAGGGATAAATGGTGATATCATTAGAACTTTTATTAATTATGTTGAATCAAACACACTAAAATTAATTAAAACTTATGATGATATTAAGGATGATTTGCCAAAAGATTTAAAAGAGGCTGATTTGCTTAACTATGAATTAGCATGTACTCAAGTTCAATTATTAATTGATGAAGTAGCAAATTTAAAATTAAAGAAAACTCAAACTGCTGTAACGGTAGAACCAGTTATTAAAAGACTAGATAAAGACCGTTATTCTGCCACGGTTTACGCTCTGTATTATATTGCTATGTTTTTAGAGCATGAAGAAGACGATTCGGATTTCGATTTTGTATTCTCATACTCTTAATAACATAACCACTTAAAGAAAGGAGGCATCTCCAATTTGACAAAAAAAATAACCCCAACAGAATTAAACATCTCCTCCCAATCCGATTCTCCATATTCAACTCAATTCTCAAATGAAATAGAATTAAACTCATTATCCTATAATTCATATTCATTTTCAACAGGAAGACTAGATACAGATAATATCCCCATGAGTGATTTAAAACAATATGTAAAATATCCAATGATATATAATGAAATATTGAGAACTATATCAAGGCAATCGTATAGTTTAAATGGATTATATGGTCAGAGCATAGATCGGATGATAGCACTTCCTACATTATCTTATATTACTACATTAAGAAATAAAACTCCACAGATGAAAGATAATAAAACTAAGTTTAACACTTTACTTAAAATATTAAATATAGATCGGACGACAAGGGATATTTTAAGACATTTATTCATCGACGGTTCGTATGTTGGGATTTTGAGAGACACAACTTCAAGCAATAAAAACTTAGATACAGGTTCAATGACAGTAGAAACTCTTGATAGATTAGAAGGTTTATCATTGGATGATAACTTTATGATTCAACCACTTGATTTAGATTATTGTAAAATAATTGGATTTCAGAACAATGTTAGTATTACTGCATTTGATATGATGTATTTTGATCAATTCAAATATGGTGGATTATTAAATGAGATTAAGAATTATCCACGTAATTTTGTAAAAGCTTATATGGACTATAAGAAAGATGCTAGTAAAAGATGGTTTATTTTAGATTATAGAAAAACTATTGCTTTAAAAGCAAAAGCTAATGAAATTGATACATGGGGGATTCCATTTGGCATTTCAGCGTTTACGGATATGAAATCAAGTCAAGATTATGATGATAGTCAATATCAATTAATTAGTGAATTAGCTAGTAGTATTTATTACATCATTCTCCCAGAGGGCGAAAAGAAAGGATCTTCTAGTCTTAATTCAACTCAACAAAAAGAAGTTATTGAAGCGTTCAAAGGTGCAGTAAAAGTAAATACAAGTGGAAATGTCGCAAAAATCTCAACCCTCAGCCTCGCTCCTGGAACAGAAATAAGTAGACTTAGTAAAGATTCTTCTTTGATAAAAGATACTTTAAGTGATGAGAATA